AAGATTCACAACGTCATTGAGTAGGATACCGAGAGGCTTTGAACCACTTACTGTGGCAGCATAAGCAACAACAGCATTGGCATCATCCATAGCAACGCCGGAACCACTTGTTACAGCAGAAGCCACGCCGCCTCTTTCACTAACTGCGTTAGAGAAAAAAGAAATATCTGTTAAGAGTTCGATACGATCTGGTTTAAGAGCCATTGTTATTCTCCCTTGTTAAGTTTTTTACCTAGTCTAGCACAAACAAATTCAATTAATTCAGCACGAGTGGTGTCAACTGGTGATGTTTCACTACTAACACTGAGATTTACAGTCTCTTCAACTTCAACTGTGTCAAGAGCAGATGCATCTACTGTATCTTCGGAAGCTTTCTTCTTTTCCTTAGTATCAGTATCTTCATCTTCTTTTTTGTCTTTTGAAGTTTTATCATCTTTTTTAATCTTTTCCAACCATGGTGGCATTTTGCCAGCAAATAAACTAGTCATGGCTTCAAAAGCATCGTCATTGAGATTATCAAATTTTTCAACTGTAGCTTCTGCTGATTCAGCATCGAAACCACAATCTAGTAGAGAGGCCTTTCTCTTCATCTTCTTTTCTTTCTTAGCCATCTCTTCTTCTTTCATCTTATAGCCAGCAATAACTTCATTGGCTACTTCTAAAGCTGCTTTAAGATTCTTGTTTTCTTCATCTTTAGCATCTTCATCTTCTTTAACCTTGAGCTTTTTAGCTGCTTCTGTATCTTCTTCTTCCTCTTCTTTTTCTTTCATCTTCTTAGCCATAGCTTCGTTCATAGCCTTTAGGGCTTCGACTTCAGCTGTAAGGGAAGCAATTAGCTCGTCTGTAGCATTTGATGTTTCTGATTCTGTTGAAGCTTGTACTGTGGCCTCTGGAGCAGACTCTGTGGCGACAACAGTTTCTGTGACTGTTTCGACCTGTTCGGTTGTTTCTGCTACTTGGTTGTCTAAACTCATAATATTATTCTCCACTTTAGAGGTTGACTGATTGTTAGATACACCTGCTATCGATAAATCGTTACTTTTTTTAGTAAACAAGTCATCAATTATGTTTTTGTTAAAAATAATACTCTCTGGATTAGCTGGCTTTTCAACATAACCCTTACCAGAAAATGTAATATTTCTTAATACTCTACCTATCTTATAATTATCATGCTCTCCTAATCCACCATAAGCTCTTAAGTATTTTGTTAAATATGCAGTGTTCTCATTACGAGCTAAAGTTTTATATGTTCCGGTAGACTTGTCTAGTAGACCATAGTCAAACCCCTTAAAGAAACACTCCATACTCACAAACTTATTTCCAGACTCTATTTCTGCAATAAGCTTGTCAGATCTTTCTTTTAGTTCTGGACTAGTAAAAGCTCTGTAGATTACTGATCCAGTTAAAATATGATATTTTTCTGGAAGGTTTTCAATAGGAGTATCTTCTGAGATAAGAATACCATCTTCTGTGATTGGCCAATTACTGGTAATATGACCAATAATTAAATTCTCATCATGCTCTAGATTTGTGGGTTTATCTTCTGGGGTATTTCTGGCCATCCATATTTCATCTTTATCAAAAATGTCGTCATTCTTGTTCCATGAGGAAGTAACTAAAATAGACTGAACATAATATAGATCAGAATCTTCAACGGATGCTAAACTCTTAAATTTTCTGATTTGAGACTTGTTTGGGTTACATGGCTCTGCTACGGAAGCATAAGAAATTGATGCAGATGAGGATATTTTAGCCTCTAAACCATCTTCGCGTTCTGCTGTAAATATTTGCATTATTTATACCTCTTTTTCTATAGAAGAATACACCATAGAATAAAACGAAGCTTTGGCCTGTTTGTGTTCATCAACAGATAGATCTTTGTTGAGATCAGCTTTCAGTTCTTTAAGCCATACACTATAGGCCAATATTGTTTCATTTTTGTCAAACTGACTAAGATTGCCTAGTATATCGATAATTTTATCTGAAGCTATAGCTGATAGTGGGTCTAAAGTAAATAGAATTTTAGTCTTGATTAGATCTATTTCTTTTGTTTCGTCGCTAGATAAACTTCTGAGATTTTTCTTGTTATAGAACTCTAGTAGTATGGGATTGATAATTTGACTAATCTTGTCTTGTGCTTCAGAAGCCCATAGTAAAAGTTTGGCGCCGGTTTGTGGTTTAAAAACTTTTGTTTTACGTTTTTCAGTATCTTTGGAAGTTTTAGGCCTGCCTTGTCCGGGCAATCCTGGCAAAGATTCAGGAGAATCTTTTGCCAACTTCGTTGAGGGTGCAGTGGCAGGGGGTTGCTTCATTTCCAATGCAGTTTTCTCACCACTCTTCTTCTTCTCAAGCTCAAGTCCAACCTGACTAGGAGCTACTGAGCCACCCTGTAACGCAATTTTCTTAAGGGCATTTTCAACTTGTGGATCAAACCAAGGACCAGCTTTTTTAACCATTCTATTTCCATCTCTGTCTCTAGATTCTTTATTGAGTCTGGACTTTTCCATATCAGGATCAAGACCAAATCTGGTTTGAATAAGTTCATCAGAAACAAGATTTCTATCCGCCAGTTGTACTAATAAAGACTTCTCAGTGTCTTCATTGCTGAGATCCATTCTGTCAAATTCTATTCTGGCAGGATATCTGAACCCCATAGCTTTTTGCACTAGAGCAATTTCCTGTTCCCAGAAATCTATTAATACGTCTCTACCATACTGAAGTCTTTGTGTTAGTGTCTTTAATGAAATAAAGTTATTGGTGGTTCCAGCTGCTCCAAAGGTTCCAGTAAGAGTTGGAGGAATACCAAGACCAGCATAAACACTATTCATATGAGGAATGTATTTGCCTTCACCTAAGAATTGATGAACCGCTGTTTTAGATTCTAGTAGTTCAATGTCTGGACCCCAAACAAGATCCATTGTTCCACCGCCAACATTGTTTCCTAAGATTTGTGCTAGTTTAGCTGTTGCTGCTTTTGTAGGAGCAATCTTGTGCCCTAAACTACCTAGTTTAAAAATACGAATATTCGAGATGGCACCATCAAGAGCGGCCATATCTGCTAGTTTTAGTTTTTCAATAACATTAATATCATCCATAATAGCATAAACCATTGGAAAAGCCCATGACTGCCAATCGTCTTTTTTGTAATGAAATACAAGAGTCTTATTAGTATCAAGGGGATAGGGAAGTCTACTTTTTGCTGCTGCTATAATTTGAGGAGGAAGTCCTGCAACAACTTGTTTTTCTGCGTCTGTCTTTGGATTGTTAATTAATTTTCTTAACTCTGGTGGTAACTGTAGCTCATAAGCTTTGCTCGATGTAAATGAGGACAATGCTCCAGCTGCAATATCTACTAAGAAAGGATCAATGAAAGTATAGACCCAAGGAATTTCTCTTTTCTCTACTTGTACATCGGATAAATCTTGTACTTGCAAATCTGGAGAAGCAATTGAGTTATATAGTTTATCTGCAACCTTAAGACTTAGTTTACCAGTTTGTCTATTAATAACAACATTACCACTCTTGTATAGATTATTTAAAAATCTTTCACTACGATCCTTACCTCTTATCTTCTTAAACCATTGTCGATAGAATCTTTCTATTCTTTTGTTTTTATGAACTAGTCTAATTCCTTGACTAGCAAAGTCCCCCATGAGATCAATAACATTTTTTACTAATCCTACTCTTTGATAGATATCTTCTGATCGTCTGATAATCATCTTGATTTCACGAGGTACTGCTTCATCTGGACGGAAGTAGTCGTAATCAGATCTTGTTAATCCTGGTCGGCCAGAAGTATTTCTATCTAGATTAGAATAGTCTAAACCATAACGTCTCATACCACTAGCTTTTTGAACCAGGGTATATTCTGACATGGATTCAGAAGACTGCTTAAGAGCTTCTTGTTTACTGGCTAAATCGTCTCCCCAAGCAACATAAGCTTGTTCTCCAGTAACTTGAGCATCATTGATAGCGTCACTTTTTGTATATTTTTTAGCCATATTTTTCTAATACTATTGTAATTTGATTGTAATTCGATTAGTGTTTTTATACACTGTTATCTATAAATACCAGTATAAATATCATCGTCATTTGCCGAGGATGTAAACCATTCTGGACCTTTGTACATATTTCCTTGTTGCCCAACTACATCTCTTGCATTTCCACCAATAACTTCATACTTTACAGCCTGTAGAGTTCGATTCATTTGCCTAGCAATCATATTAGCAATAACTAAAGCACTATATCGGTCTTTTCTTAATCGACCTCTTTTACCATTTGGTAACTTAACCTCTGGAGTATCCCATCGGTCTCGTCCTCCAGAACCGGTACTTGTTTGTGTCATAACAATTGTGGTCAATTCGCTTTTTAAATCTTCAATTTCTAATATGCATTCGCTAAGGTTATCATAGATCGGATTTAGGTCGGCACCTAAAATATCTTTTCCTTCTTTGTCTAAAGCTAATCCTAATGTTAAAGAATCAAATCTAGGAAATAATAATACTTTATCTTCTAAGTCTTTTCTTAAACCGTGATTAGCTTGTGCTGTCCAATCTGCTTTGGCGAATTGTACTAACTCTAACATGTGTAATCCAACTTGGTTGTCTGTATCTTTTGGTTTGTTGTAGTCGATAGCTGGCCATATAAGATGTTCGCCATCTTCTAGTTTACTAGGATCGTGTAAAGCTTCTTCGATAGCCACACCACCACCCTGTGCATCCATACCTATTCTAGCACAAGGAAAAGTTTTCATAAGATTACGAATCTTCCTAGCACAGAATCCATAGAAATCATATTCTTTTACTAATCCTGTTTTTTGTCTTTCTTTAAAGTTACTTCTATTAGTAGTCCATACATATACTATTCGTGAATGATCAGGATGAACCTCTAGTACCACAATACTAAAATTATCTTGTTCGGACGCTGGATCGATACCATATACATATTGAAGAGATGTATTTCCGGTAACAATAGGATCGAATAAAATAGGCTTGTTGTTAATTATGATTGGGCTAGAATCATTAACAACGCAATTTTCAATTAAGCTACGCTTAAAGAATCCATCGCTATCTGCTGTAAAACAAGCGGCATATTCCATATTATAGATACCAGTATGAATGGTAGCTCGTGCTCTACTCACCTGTTTGTCATCCATGAATCCTTTAGGAATTAATTCGTATGGGATACGAATGATTGAATAGTCTTTCCAATTGAAATTGCTAGGAACTTCTCCTTTAAAAAGATCTTCTAGTTTTCTAACGTCTCCTTGACTTTCAATAATAGCTTTGTATCTTCTCCAGTAACTGGCAAAATGTTTAAAAGAATAATCAGCTGTTCCTGATATGATAGCCTGATTGCCCATTTTAGTATCAAGAGCTTCTAGTTCTTCGTTCCATAATCCAGCCTCGCTCATTGCTGCTTTCTTAGCATGTTCTTTAACATTCTGAATAGGACTAGCAGATACAGCAGCGAACCCTGATACCACAGTCTCATAGATATCAGGACTAATGGACGCAAATTCGTCCGCGATAATAATATGTGCTCTTAAACCTCTGATCTTGCTACCATCACCCATTGGTACCGCGATAGTCCAGCTATCACCCAAACGAATAGTACATCGGTCAACGTCTCTTCTTGGACCATCATCATTACCATTAAAAATACTTCTTAGAATCGGACTCCCTCTCCAAATAGTTTCCATATATTCAAAAATAATTTTACTCTGCCTAAACGCAGCACCCACAATAACAATCTTAGTTCCTGGATAAAACATACATCGCAACACAGAATACAAAGCTAGAAGGAAGGACTTGCCCCAACCACGAGAAGCTATATACATAGGGAAAGGTCTATTCCAAAATTCTCTAAGGATAGCAATTTGAATAGGATGTAGTTCTATATTAAATAAAAGCTTGCAAGTAGATCCTAAATACTTAGGGTTTCTTAAAAGTCTAAGAAGATGCAAGTCAGGATTTTCTATGTCCCTCTTGATTCTATGAATCATTGGATTGTCTGGAAGAATAAGCTCAGATACATCTCCGAGATTCAACCAAGCATCTTCAAATATTTTCTTTTGGTTTTGGTTGTCCTTCAATTTCGTAAACCTTTTTCATAATGGATAAAGCCATTCTTTCAGCATTAGATGGACAGCCGCAAAAAAGGACTTTGATATTAAAATATACTTGTAGTTCCACCAGATGCTTAATAATAAAGTTCGGAGAGATTTTGATTTTGTCCCACATTTTCTTTGGAACAGTTGAACCAACCGGGTAGATGAGAATGTCTTCTAGATCAAATTCAAGTAATAAAAATGAATATTTATATTGAGTCATACGACCCACAACATCCTTGAATCTTTTTTCCGTGATATTATTTGCTATTTCGCTAACACTCTTTTTTCTCTCAATGCACAATATCTCTTCAAGCCCCCTTACAGAGTAATCTCCTGTATCAAGCTTTTCTGAAGATACTAAATGATGATCAAAGGTCCAGGGCTGTTGTTCTCTGGTGTCTATGATGATTTGAAAATTATTGTAGTCTATCATTAGCTAAGATCTTTAAAAAAGTAGGAGCATAGATATCTTCCATACCTTTAATAAGGTCATGATGATATTTACACAAAGTTATACCATTACTAACTTCAAACCTTAAACCAGGAAATTTGGCCCAAGTCATTATATGATGAGCATTAAGTTTCCTTTTTAAATTACACCCCGGCCACCGACAATGGTGTTTATCTCTTTTATATACGCTTAGTCTCCACTTCTTATATTGAGGATCTTTATAATTTCTAAACATTCTTAATATCGTATTGAAGCATATCTGTAATTAGTTCATCAAAAGAAATTTCTGGTACCCAGCCTAGTTTATTTTTTGCTTTAGTAGCATCCCCTTTCAAGAATACTACTTCGGCTGGTCGAAATAAATCAGAATCAATTTCTACATGATTTTTATAATCTAGATTTGCTAGCCTAAATGCTGTTTCAACAAATTCTTTTACGGAACGAGTTTTACCCGTAGCAATTACAAAATCAGATGGAGAATCTTGCTGCAACATTAAATACATGGCTCTAACATAATCTTTAGCATGACCCCAGTCTCGTGCAGCATCTAAATTACCTAACTTGAGTGGTTCATTAGTTAATCCCTTAACTAGTTTGCCAATATATCTAGTCACCTTGCGAGTTAAAAAATTCTCCCCACGTCTGGGACTCTCATGATTAAAAAGAATGCCCGAACAGCCAAATATATTGTATGAGGAACGATAGATTTCCACCATATGATAACTAGCCAGCTTGGCAACACCATATGGACTTTGAGGAAGCATCAAGGTATTTTCGTTCTGGTACTTTTCTCCATGTTCTCCAATGGTAAAATTGCGTCCAAACATTTCACTAGTACTAGCCTGATAAAATTTAGTTTTAGGAGATAAATTACGAATACTTTCTAAAATATTCACAACACCCACCGTATTAATTTCAATAGTGGTCGTTGGTTGTTTAAAACTGGTACCCACATGACTCTGAGCCCCCAGATTATAAAACTCCTCAGGCTTATATTGATCTACAATTCGGTTAATTCCCGAAGGATCAGTAAGATCAAATTCTTCTAATAGAAAATTATCTTTACCAACAAGATGTTTGATTCTTTCAAAATTATTAGTGCTAGATCTTCGATGAAGTCCCACTACCCTGTAATTTTTCTCCAATAGGAGTTCTGCTAAGTAAGATCCGTCTTGTCCAGTAATTCCCGTTACTAATGCTGTTTTCATTATTTATCCTCTTTTTCTGAGACACTTTCTGCTGTTAAAAATGGACTATCAATTCCTCCGTCTGCATATTGATGATATCCCTCCAAGGTAAGCATCACCTTGTTAGTTGCCATGCTAATAATTTCCATCTCTCGCCCCTCTCTCTCACGAATTTCTTCGTCTTCTAACATTCGGATCAATCCCACCCAGCTACTCTTTCCGTCTTCTATTCTTTTGATTCTTTGCTCTCTTGTGGCTTTAAGATCCTTACTAATCTTTTGTTGCTCATTCAACAATTTGGTATATTCGTTGGTATAATTAGCAATACTGTTACGAGCAAAACTCAACTGTGTTTCCATATTAACTAGCTTAGGAATATCTCTTTCAATTTCAGGTTTATCATATTCCTTATCAACTTGCTTTTGTAGTTTTTCCGTTTCACTAATATGTCTCTTGCGCTCTTTCATACTTCGGTTGATAAGAATGTCTATGGTGATGAACTGTTTGAGTTGAAGTTCTTCGGCGGGTAGAACGTCTTCTCTAAATTGACGAATTAAATTAATCCACGAACTTTCAAAGTATTCTAGTTCCCCACTATCTTCATCAAACTGTCTTTTAATTTCTGTCCAGAAGTTTTTGCCATGAAGCTTCTGGCGTAGAATACGATCATCAGTGGCCTCTTCGGGATCTTGATTTAGTCGCGCCTCATCAATATATCTTTGAACTGGGGCGGTTGACCGATTTAAATTTTCAGCAATAATCTCAATAGATAATGATCCGATATTATCGCGGATATATTTCTCTTCATCTAGTCCTAATTGGCCTCTTTTTTTTGGTCCTTTAGTACTCATATCCATGTTCCTCTAGTATCTGTTGAATAATGGTCTGGAGTTTTTTAAGGTCGTTCTTGTAGATCTTTTCTCCATATTTTAATCTTAAATAGGTTTCTCTATATTGAGCAGGTAAGTGTTTGTCTAGTAGGTCTATTACTTGGTGATTAAAGACCATGTCGGGAATATTGGCTGATTTATGATTGCGGGGGCAACTATCTTGAAGGTCATCTATGCCTACGGGCTTCATAATATTCTTTTTGGATGAATTGCGGGTTTCCCAGGCCATGAATAGTTCGCAGTCTGTTTTATTTTCAAACTCTAAACAGCCACTCATGCTTTTTTTACAGTGAGCGTCGTATAGGGGGCAACTTAAACAGGGTTTGTCGGGTCTTTGATAGTTATCTCTTTTATAGTTAAAGAGGCGATTACGAACGTGGGTCCAAAGGAAGTTTTCGAGGGGTCTTTTATTATCATATTTTTGAAGTCCTTCTAAAGCGAATATAGCAGCTTGTTGCTTCATATCATCGAAACTATGATAGCCAAATTTAAATTTGTGGCCTAATCTTTTACTAATATTATCAAGTACATCTAAGAATTGTTCTTGGGTGACACCATTGGGAAGATTAGTTGAGGGGGCTTTCGGTTTGGTGGTTTTCTTGGTCATATAATAGTTGAGCTATACTCTTTCCTTGAGGAAGTGATAGATCTTGGTCGATATTGAGGTCAGTACCAGAGGCTTTAACGGTCAATATGGAATCGACAATATTAAATTCAGGATTAGTCATAAGTTCTCCTTGCGCTAAACTTGTCAACTACTAGTATAATAGAGTTCTTACACTTTTAGTCAACTTTATTCAAGAAAGTAAAAAATGGCAACATATAAAAAGTGGTCATCTAGTGAAACAGAGTTTATTCAGAATAATCATACATTGTTGTGTGATGAGGTTTTGGGGGTCAAGTTGAGTCAAATGACTGGTCAAAATATTACAACAGCAATGGTTCGTAGACAAAGACGAAAGCTGGCACTAAAGAAGCCAAGGGGTCGTCCTAGTAAGAATAAGGTAGTATCAAGTCCTGACTCTTCAGTAATAAGTTGAAAGGATTAAAATGAGAAGTTTATTGTGGGCTATATTAATAGTGGGAATTTTAGGGACAACTGGATATTCTCAGGATTATGGTTGGGGGCCTTATCAGTATGGATATGGCTATACAGTAGTTCAGTATCCTGTGACAGTTCTTCAGCCAGTGATAGTTCAACCAGCTCCGGTGGTAATTTATCAACCGGTCACGGTGATGCAGAATGTGGTGGCACCAGTTTATTACTATAGTCAACCGGTAGTGGTTGAAAGAAGAAGTCCTTGTTGGAAAAGTTGGAGCTATGGTCCAATGAACCGATTGTATTCTTACTAGAAGATTTCTGATAAGTTTGATTAAGAAAGCCTCTGGTAGAAATGCCGGGGGCTTTTTTATTGGGGATACTGGCTAATAAACTGGCCAATTATATATGGGGGTGCCTACTATTTTTGGACCACCCGGCCTTTTTCAAGAGTTTTCGCTCTTATCTGGGGAGAATGAAAAAACCCCCTTCTTCTGTAAAGGTATATAAACAAAGGACTTATGACGATCTCCCTCCCGAAAATTCGTCCTAAGTGCTTATGTACCAATGGTTTACGTCAAGTTTTAACGCAAGTGGTGTGCCAAAAAGAAAAATTTTATTTGGCATGAAATTATATTTTGGAATTTTTTATTTTTCCTATTGAAGTGGTCGATAAATACTGTATAATGAAAGCACAAGAGAAAACAAGGAAAGAAAAGGATAAGAAAATGAAAAACATGATTGTTCTGAACACTGTCTCTGAATTGCACGATCTGATCAATAACACTGGAATGGATACCTTTGTGAATAGAGTAGCATTTGCTAGTGATCTTCTGGAAAAGGTTCGTGAGAATGATAACGTAATCTCAATCGATGAAGAATTGGGTTTCTGTGATGATGGTGGATGGATTGAAATTGATGAAATGGGCTACGTTGTGAAAGATTTTGCAATCTGCTAAAAATATTTTCTAAGGTATTGACAACAAAAAAGCCGATCAGTATAATACAGAAACAAGAAACGAACGATAAAGAAAAGGAAATGAAAATGGAAATCGGATACAACGTCTCGGTCGAATATG